TGGTTAACCAAAGCACCAAACGCACCAAGGCAAACGCCGGGCCAACTTCGACCCCGGAGCTCATCGGCCTTTCCGCCCTGCCCGAACTGCCCGACGATCTCGCCGTCACCGACAAACTTCGCCGCATCGCAGTCAATGACTTTGAGCGCGCCAGCACCATCCAAGAACGCAGCGCCGCCAGCCGCACGGTCAAAGACGCCGAGGAGGCCCACGAGATCCGCAAGCGCGACCTCGTGCGCTCCGAGCAAGAGTCGCAAAACCTCATGCACCGCGACCAAGTGCAAACCGTCATCGCCGAAGAAGTCGGCAAACTCCGCGCCCTGCTTGAAGCCATGCCTGGCGCTATCGCAATGGCCGCAAACCCTCACGACCCCGAACTGGCCCGCGATGCCGTGGCCGACTATCTGGAGCAAGTCTTCTCGACGTTGAGCAACACAGGCAATGCGCTGCGCGTGGATTCCTGACAGCCGGGAAAAGGCTTTGGCAATGTGGCGGGCCCAATGGGTTCCGCATCCGCGCCAAAGCGTGACCGAGTGGGCCGAGGCCAACTTGTCTTTCTCGTCCCGCTTCACCTCGTCACCGGGGCCGTTCCGCGTCCGCAGTTATCCGTATATGCGGGAGTGGCTCGACTGCTTCCACCCGGCCAGCGGTGTGCGCTCGATGGCGCTGCTCTGCGGCGCACAAGTGGCGAAAAGCACCGCCATTCAAGTTGGCATGGCCTACCGCCTCGTCCGTGCCCCGGCTCCCGCGCTGTGGGTGCTTGATACCCAGACCAACGCCCAGAGCTTCAGCGAGTCGCGCTGGCAAGTGATGATTGATGACAACGAAGTTTTGCGCGCTCAACTCCCGCGCAACAAAGACAAATTCAAGAACCTCGACCAAGCATTTGCGCGGATGCATCTCTGGTTCATCGGCAGCAACAGCCCCGGCAACCTCGCGGGCCGCTCCATTTCGCTCCTCTGCTTGGATGAGGTGGACAAATACAAAACCAAAACCAAGCAGGAAGCCGCCGCCGTGCAGCTTGCCGTCCAGCGTGTCGCGTCCTTCCCGATGCACCTGATCGTAATGACCAGCACCCCCACGACTCAGGAAGGCTCGATCTGGAAGGCGTGGCTGGAAGGCGACCAGCGCCGCTTCTGGTTGCCGTGCCCGCATTGCGGCGAGATGACGCTGTTGTCCTGGCCGATGATGAAATGGGACGATGACGCCCGCATTGACCAAAACCAATGGGATCTGAAGCGCGTCCGCGAAACCGCCCGCCTTGAGTGCCCGCATTGCAACGGCCACATCACCGACGCGCTGAAGACCAAGATGCTGCGCGGAGGGGAATGGCGCGCAGAGAACGCCAACGCATTGCCGGGGCATCGCAGCTACCACTTGTCCGCGCTGTATTCGGTTCGCCGCAGCTTCGGCGCGCTGGCCGTCAAATTCCTGCAAGACAAGTCTTCGCTCATGGGCCTGCAAGATTTTGTGAACAGCATCCTCGCCGAGCCGTGGGAAGACGCCATGACCGACGAATCCCGCCCGCTAACCATCGGCGAATACAACCTCCGCGCCGAGCCCGAAGAAGGCACGGCGCGCATCATGGCCGTGGACGTTCAGCAGGACTGTTTCTACTTCGCCTGTCGCGCTTTCGCTAAAGACGGCAGCAGCAAGCTCGTGGACGAAGGCCGACTCACTACCTGGGCCGACTTGGAATTTAAGGTGCAGGAACTTGGCCTCGACCAGCAGCGCAACATTGGCGGCACGATGGCAAAGCTCGTCGTGGTGGACTCAGGCTTCCGCACCGACGAGGTGCTCGATGTGTGCCTCCGCAATCGCTACATCCCGGCCAAGGGCGAAGACCGCGCCGATGGTTACGGCGTGAAATTCGGCAAGACACTCCGCAAGGCCATCTCGGTGCTCAAGCCGTATCGGCGCGGATATTTCCTCATGCTTTTCTCGTCACCCGCCGCGCAGGACGTATTGGAGTGGCTACGCGGTGGCAAAGGCCCGGCGTGGACGGTGGCCGCTGATGCCTCCGAAGAATACAAAGCGCACCTTGATTCGCACCGCAAGGTGGTCAAGCGCTCTCCGCTCACGGGGCGAGAGAACTACATCTGGAAGCAAGTCGGGCGCCGTCCTGACCATATGCTCGATTGCGAACTGATGATTCTAGCGCTGGCTGAATACGGGAACATCATCAAGCCGAAGCTGGACGAGCCCACAGAGTAAAACCCCCAAAATCAAGGGGTTAGCAGGGGGCAAAAAAATTTTTAAAAAAGTGCTGTTTTGGCCTTGAATACGCAAGCTGCTGGCGTAGAGTGAGGGCGTAATGAAAACACACACCACAGACACCACCACCTACATCAACCGCCGCAATGAATTCATCCTCGTTGTTCATCACAATGGGCCGTGGGCCGAATACGGCGAACTCAACAGCCTCACGGATCACGCGCTCAACCGCCACCCGACGAAGCTGAACATCAAAACCGTCAACAATCTGTTGGCTTACTGGGGTGCAGACGCCGAGCAAGCAGCCTAATGCCCCGCGCGGGGTTCCATCCCCCGCGCAAATCACCACACACAATGAACCTCAAAAATCACCGCAACCAATACCAGATCGACCTCGACCGAGTGTTCGATGACATCCCCAAGGCCGTCTTTGCCGCTATCGCTTGTTCTGCCTACGAGCAGATAGGAGTTAAGTCAGAAGACCTCGCCGCACGAATCGCTGACGAGTGGCGCTGCTTGCACCTCAACGGCATCGTGCCGAACAAGCCGACCAAAAGAATTTTGCAAATCGGCAAATCTTGCGACCCGTTTCGGGAATAAAAAGGCACACACAATGAACATCACCGAAATCGCACACGCCGCCGCGCATTTCAACGAGCAGCACGACTACGATCTCGCCTCCGCCCTCAAGCTGACCGAAATCGTTATCCGCCACGCGCACCTTGTTCAAGTCGCCCGCGTTCAAGCCGCTGACCCGCAACTGGAGCTTCCTATTGAGGTCGGCAACGATGCCCGCTAACATCGCGGGCGTGAAATGCCCGAACTGCAACAAGCCCTTGCCAGCCAGTTTCGTGGACACCCGCGCCACTGGCAGCAAGGGCGGCAAGGTTAAAGGGCCAAGTAAGGCCCGAACAACCGATCAAGCCCGCGCCGCCGTCGAAGCCCGGTGGGCCAAGTATCGAGCCAAACAAAAGGCCAAGCGCGCCGATTGACACCGCCGCGCGTGAGCAATGTCTCCGCGCTCCTTTGTTTTTTCAGTCTGGGTAGCCAACAACAAAGACGCGACAAAGACAGTCGCGGCGCTTGAGGCCATCGCCTCCAACAACTTCACCGTCGCCAAGGAGGGCGGGCGCGTTCTTGTCAGCGCCAGCATGGGGGGCAAGAGCTACTCCTATTCGCTCCCCCCCGACCAGACCGCAGGCACCGTTGCGGATCTGGCGTTCTATTGCTGGAAAGAGATTAAGGATCTCAGCGCCGCCAACTTGGAACTCTGGCTGACACGCAAGACCAGCAAGACCGCCATCGCGGCCTTCAACTACCCGCTGCACTGATGAAACTCGCCGACCGCTGGAAACTTGTGACCAAAGCCTTCAGCCCGAAGGCGCAAAGCTACGATGCCGCGCGGCCCTCGATTCAGCGTCGATTCCCTTACAACGCCACGGCGACCGACAGCCACATCGACGTATCCGGCGCCGACCGCGAGCGGCTGATGAAGTTGTCCCGCTGGGTGTATAACAATATGCCTTTTGTCCGTGGGCTGATTTCCGAGAAGGCCCGCTACGCCACAGGCACAGGCATCCGTCCGCAGGCTCGTTCTGGCGATGAAGCATGGGACAATGCCGCCGAAACTTTCTTTGAGCAATGGAGCCGAGTGGCCGACATCCAAGGCCGATACACTTGGCGCGAGATGCAGCGCATCGCCTCGGTTGCCATCGACCGCGACGGCGAAGTGTTCTTCCGCGCCACCGCGCAATCGACTGGGTATCCCGCGTTGCAACTCATCCTTGCCCACCGCATCGGTGACGCTCGCTCGTCTATTTACGAGCCGAGCAACCCGACCGCCCGCGAAGGCGCGCAGAACATTATCGACGGCGTGGTGGTCAATCCGCAGCTACGCCCCATCTTTTACCGCCATCTGGTCGGCGACGGCGTTGACCCCGCGCAGCGTTTTGAGGACATCCCGGCGCAGCAACTCATCCACGTTGGCGAGGCCAGCCAGGGCGACGAGCTCCGCTACGTCACGCCGCTCGCCCCGTCCATCAACCACCTCCGCGATGTGTCGGACGCCATCTCGTTTGAAAAAATGGCGCTTAAAATTTCCTCCTATATCGCCCTCGCCATTAAGTCCTCCAACCCGCAAGGCGCCGACTTCTTTGGCGAATCCACCGCCAGCGTCAACGCGCAGGACAACAGCGAAGTCACCGTCGAATCCCTCGGCAACGCAGGCGGCGCCATCCCGCGCCTCGGCATGGGCGAAGACCTGATCTCGTGGACATCGAACCGCCCCACGCAAAACTTTAGAGACTTCTGCGACCTTCTCCTCCGCGAAGTCTGCCTCAACATCGGCGTCCCGTGGGAATTTGCCGCACGTCCCGCCGATGCGGGTGGCGCGGCCCTGCGCGCTGTGCTCGTCCGCGCGCAACGCACTTTTGAGCAACGGCAAGCCCTGCTCATTGACCGCCTATGCTCTCGTGTGTGGGCGCACGTTATCACGCTTGGAATGCAACGCGGCCTTCTGCCGCAGAACGAAAACTGGTGGCGCGTCGAATGGCAACGCCCGGCGGCTGCCAGCGTGGACTACGGACGCGAGGCACAAGCCAACTTGAACGATGTCCGCGCCGGCCTCCGCACTTACTCGGAAGACTACAGCGAGCGCGGCCTTGAGTGGAAAGACCAGCTTCGCCAGCGCGCCGTCGAGGCCAAATATCTGGCCGACTTGTCCGCCGAGTTTGGCATCAGCGCCGACAGCATCGCCACTTTCAATCCCAACCCTGCACCGCCGACAAACAACGGCGAGGCATTGAC